CCGCCATTTGAATACGGCGTAAAAGCTGGCGGTAAAGAGCGCTGATATCCATTAATAATTGAGCTCCCTGACCTGCTGATAGAACTGGTATGGCTCCACGGTAAAGGCTTCTGGAGGCATCAAAATAAGCTCAGCCGTCGTCCCACGTTGATCACGCGTAAACGTCACCTCAGCAAGCAACCAATACATATCAGTGATGTTAAATACGGGAATACTGATCGGGATCTGGGTGTTTATCTCCCAAAGCGCGCCGGACTTATCGCGCCAGCTGTCCACAACAACCCGGAGAGCCTTTGAGCGGCCGTAACGGCGGTTCATTTCCCAGTCTATGTACTGTTGCGCCACACCGTTCGCGATCATCGTACTTTCTATAATGTCGATTTTTTTTCGGTGGCGCATTTTTTCGGGGTCTTGCGCGCTGGCCAGAAACGTCCCGCCATACTCAACAGAGGACCCCACCTCATACAGCGGCGTAACCGACATGGACAACCCTACATAGTCGGAAAAACGCTGATCCATGCAACTCTGATAATCAGCCGCCTGGATGTTTTCCCCCTGAACGACGCCAGACGCGGCTTTTTTCGTGCCAACACGGGTCAGATATAGGTTCCCGTCAGGTAGGTCATACGCGAGTAACGCACTCCACCGGCACACACGATCAATAATCTCCTGTGAGCTCTCACCCCAGTTAATCGTAAACTGGGGGGCGGCCTGTAGCCCGGTGACGTCGGATGTAACGTCAATTCCATAAGGCGCGGCGAGGCGTTGAGACATGGCCAGCGCATCGAGCCCGGTCATGACATTACTTTCCCACTCCGCCGAACAATCAACCAGGTCCTGACATTTTCCACGGCCGGTCACACGAATCTGATGCTGATTTGGCCGGATCGAGGGACACCAGCGGTCAACATAGCCGGTAATAACCACATCCTTCCCCAGCTTAACCACACAAGGATCGCCAGGACTGACCAGCTGTTGTTGGTCGTCTCCTGGGTAATAGTCCATGATCGAGATATCAAAATCTGATGGCATTCTCTCGATGCCACGCGTTATGCGTATTCGGTCCCAACCATGCAAGGCGCGGCCCCGGACCTCCAGATATAACTCATCGGTGTTTTCCGCTTCGGTCGTCATTTGCTGAGAGCCTTGAAATCAAGTGGCATAAATGCCGGATGAACAGGGTTGACACACCTCACCAGCTCATTGTTACGTGCCGGGTCCTGATAGATTCGTTCGGAGAGAACGAGAGAAGGAAGCGAGTTATTAAACTGATACTCGGTAAATCGGGCCAGATTCGCACCGCGGTCGGTCAGCGTTGAAACAACCGTGTTATGCAATGCGATCAGATCTCGATAAGTCTCGTCATGGCCCATATCAGCGGCATTTATCGCACCAGCCTCCAGAACCTCACCAGCCAGCGTCATGACCTCCCACGCATCATCATGCGAAACAGGCTGATAGCTGAGCGCAGCGCGCCCCAAATAGGCCAGAGCCAGGCGCTGGAAAAATAACGTAGCAGCGGCTTGTACATCTCCATCAAGACCAGGTACGTATTCCCCTGTTTCAAATACCGAAAGATTCACAAAAATTCGAATTTGGTCCTGTGGCTGGCTAACCGTTAAAACAGCCGCTGATAACAGCTCATTGGCCTTGTCTGCGTAAATGGCAGCATCAACCGACTTAACGAGCTCATCACCGGCTGCTGTCACTTTCCCGCGATTCTGCGCGCTGGCTGACTTCTGTTTTTCCATCTGAACCGGGTAAGTTTGATTGCTGGCCAGTCCACTATTACTCGACGGCTGAAACCGTCCGTAATTATCGCTATCAAAGGTATCTGTGATGGTGTTTATAAGGTTGTTAGCCTCATTCACTGTGCCGGTGATCTGACTAACCCAAAAGACGGCGGTGTTTTGCAACGTATGAATAAGCGCCGTACTTTTCCTGAGTATGCTGTTGATGGTCGTGACAAATTGAAGTGTCGTTGTCGCAATAGACTTTAACCACGACTCCTCATCCGGGAGTGGCGTTGATGTTGTGACGGGAAAAACCTTTAACCCGGACTCGATCGCATTGAGTGTGAACTCAAAATAACGGCCGTTATCCCACTGCTCGACAATCTGGAGGCCACCAGAGGGAATGCTTACCGTTAATTCGCCATACGTCGGGTGAATAAGCGTACCGGCCCCAGCCGTTTCACATGCAGCTATAAGATTAGATCGCTGGTCAATTACCGCTCCACCACCGTAAATAACGCTGTTCTCGACCAAAAAACCTTTGATAGTAAATTTTCGGGTCGCTCGGCCTAAATCCTCAACCCACGGTTTATCTCGATAGGGGTACTCATGGACGGCCGTTTTACGGCCAAACGAGCTTTGCCCGCCCAGAACGGCAAACGGAACCCCTCTAAATTGTGCTTTCTGGAGCGTTTCAAACCAATTTCTTGACCCTTCTGGATCAAAAAAATCAGTCACAGTATCAATCAGACTCATAGTTACCCCGTAAATGGCATTGAGACGGCAACGCGGCCACCAGTCGTCCCTGTAGCCTGAGTTTGCTGATTTGTACGCGGATCAATCATCGTCACCTCAACCTGTAACTTAGTGCTGGAAAGCCCCTCACGTACCGCATCAGAAATACCCTGGCTTTGAACCTGAGTATTCGTATTGCTATTTTCAGTGGATGAATTAGACGTACTGTTACTAACAGTGGAAGAATTGGACGTACTGTTATTAACAGTAGATGTGTTTGAAACGTTGTTGTTTTCCGTTTTGTTCTGAATCTGGCTCACCGGCGCACCGCTGATTACCGATTTTACCTGCTCAGAGGACCACGGATTGTTACCCTCCTGATTAAATAGCGCAGTAAGAACACGGGCCCTTAATGCCGGGTCGGTCAGATTCAATTGCTCGCCAGGGCTTACTCCTACCTCTTTACTCGCCCGGTCAATCATGCCGCGCGTGTCGTTACCATCAGTAGGCGGGGAGGCCATACTGATAATTTGCGATAATGTCGTGAGCGGACGATTGCCAGCAGCCTTACTTTGGCCGGTGTAATACAACATCAGCTGACGATCGGCGGCGGATATACCGGCTTCAGGGGTCTCAAATTTTGCGAATCGAGAAGCGCCGCCAGCGCCGGACTCCATAACAGCACCTTGCTGACCAGCAAAATTAAGGTTCCAGGGATTGTTATTCCGTACTGAACGCGCGCGAGGGTTAACACCAGCGCTTGGCTGACCAATATTGACGCCCTGATAGCTATTTGGTCCGGTTGCACTGGCGCGCTGTAATGCGATGGCCAGATCGCTCGCCAGCTGGCTAGCGGCGTCTTTAGGTCCGTAATACGCCTGAAATTTCTGGCGGAGCCCATCGGTCATGGTTCCGAAATCGAGCGCTGTTTTTTCCGTTACCGTTAGCGTTTTAGTAAATTCTGGGTCGTTATACCCCTTTCTTAACTGTTCCGCTTCATCACCTCTCGTCACCCCTAATGCGTGCATAATTGCCACGTTATCAGGGCCGTGAGTAAGTAAATCAGTGATCCCCTCAATACCGTCTTTTACTGAACCATCGGAGAGTAACAGGCGGTAAAAGCCGCCTTTGGTTTTTTGTTTCAAACCATCCCACGCGGCCCCCATCTCGTTAATAGCACCATTAATACCGGTGAGATCTTCGTTAAGGCCGTCAGGAACTGTTAAGCCAAACTGACTGGACTTTTTCATCAACTCATCAAATTTACCCGACCTGAGTAAACGTAAGCTGTTTGCATCTAATCCAAGCAAATCAGATACTTTTTTCTGATTTTGAGAACTTAACGACGGGAATATTTTTGAAAGATTGCGCATGGTCCCGACCAAATCAGCCGTACCATCTTTATTTTTTGCAATCTGAACACCAATCTGATTCAGCAAAGATAGCGCTTCGTTATTCCTGCCCTGCAAAGCTTCATTAAAAACGCTATACAGCCCCTCGACTGACTGTTTAGCAGAATCCGCCTCTATACCTAATATCTGCATTGCACCAGATATTTGAGTAAATTTCTCAACGCTTAAACCTGCGTTCTGGGCTGATGTGGAAAGCTCCTGAGCACTTTTCCCTGCCTCTCTCATGCCGGTTACTGTTTTATAAATACCAGCCGCCGCCGCCCCCATTCCAAGGGTAATCCCCCCAACCATCTTTAACGGGGGGACCATATCGCCAATTAACTGAACACCATCTTTAGCAAATACATTTAAAGTTTTAAATTGCCCTATTATAGAATCAAGGCCATTTAATGTTTCTTGCCCGCCGAGTTTCAACCCTCCTTTTAATTTATCCAGTGGCGGATAGAGTGATTGAACTGAGCGAACAATATTATCAATTTGCTTTGATGCATCATCATTGGCTACTAAATCAAAATCGAATTGTTCACCCATAAGCTCACCCTCTAAGCATTCGTTTCATTTGCAAATGCCAGAATAAAAAACGGCTGGCGGGTAAGTTGCCAGCCTCAAAAGGGCCCCAATGATAAAATTTAGTGACCTCTGCTATCGCGTTCCCCCAGGTTATTGAGGATATTTCAAAAAAGGCAGAAGATATCCCTCAGCCTTTCTATAATCACGATAATTCATACCCTGAATTATATTATGTGGCACAAGTGGCTCACTTAATAGTGAAATCAAAAGCCCCATGGCGGACATATTTCCGTTTTTTGATTGTTCATGATAAAACTGTTCAATCTGAGAAAAAGACGGCTCATTAATCACGAAACTATTATAAGTTTCCTTTCCATCAACTGACTTTAATGGCTTAATGAGCGTCAGCGTAAATGATGGTTCCAGTGAATCAAGAAATGATAAATCGTTTACGACAGTACCCACAATTAATTCTCCGTAACGGAAAGGCCTTCCCACTTAACATCAAACTTTGCATCTTCGGAATCTACTTCCTGCTCATCGACGGTCCACATATTACTCCCGATAATGGTTTTACCATTAGCAAGCTGAGCAACCACCGTGACATTTGTTTGATTGTTAAACCCAATAACCGATGTTCCACGGCTATCACGTAGTGACATAGAAATAGACCCTGCTGAGGGTTTTTCTTTATAACCATGAACACCATCCATCCCGGTTAATGTTTCACGCTTAACGCGCGTGGGTTTGTATTTAAATGACCCCTCGACCATAACTGTTAATCCATCAACAGTTACGTAAGCAGTCCCCGCGAGTAAACCGGTTGTATCAGCCATAGCAGACCCTTAAATATTATGAGGTTGGTTGTAAGCGGAATTGAGCAAGAACCGCAAAAATACGGAGCTGGTTGATCAGGATTCCAGTCCACAGAACATCCACACGGTTCGGGTTACTCGCATTCTGTTCAACAATCAAACCGGCCGCAAACCCTTTGCTGTCCTGAACGTAGCCCTGCCATTCGAGCGACTGATACTCCGCTATCAATTCAGCCTTGATAGTTGATGGCGTCACCAGTGCGGAACCAGGAGCAAAACGCGTTCCATCTTTTGCCAGTTTTACGCGACCAAATTTTGACGTTACGATCGCGCGCATATCACGCATACAGAACATCAGAAGGAATAACGTCTCAACCTGCAAATAGCTGTCATCTGGCTGGCCATACCCATTCAGTTGATACGTAGTGATCACGTTTTCAATTTGGACTGAGTTATCAGGCTGTACCGTAAACGTAGAAATACCGCTATACAGTAAAGTATTGCGCTCTGTAAGAGAAAAGCGGGACGTCATAGGCGGAGCCAGAACACCACGAACGACCAACGTTTGCAGCGGACGCCCTGGGTCGTTACGTAAACTTACAGCTGCGGCCCCCGCGTACCCTGCGGCCCATAAATATGATGGGGATGGAGAGTCATAAACCCCCATCAGAGACGCGTGCTGATCGTTGCGTCCTTCACCTTTTGAGGTTAGTACTCCGTAACTCCCGGCCGTTGCACCAAAGGCGTGGCCGTAAGTCTGCTGACTATAGCTCCAGCGCCCTGTCTGATCGTTAAGAAAGTCCCGCACTGCATCAAGCGCAGTCGTATCATCATACGGAAAAACGATAAAATCGTAATTCGTATCATGTAGGCTGGCCAGCGCAGCTGATAGATCAGGAGTTCCGGCCCCTCCAGTCATCTTCGTTATTGCAATATCGATCCCAGGAGGTAAAGACTCCCCCCCACTTGCCCCCAGGTAATTAAGACGAATATCAATAGAATTTCCAAGAGCACCAGTGTTTTTAGCAGTCAACTTCACCTTAGCTGGATCATCCTCTGAGGCTGCAACCAATTCAGCGTTAACAGGCAGATCAGCATTTGCACCGATAGCTGCTATGATCGCCCCTGAGATAATATCGCTGGTATCTGTTGGAACAACGGCAACCTGGACACGAATACCGGCAATATACAGTGATATAACGCCGTTAGCCGTAGGAACACCAGTTATCACTAGAGCCCCCTCAGCGCCTGTCATCCCTGTCGCGGCATCCATTACAGGTAAAAGATAAATGGTCCCGCTACTGTCATTTTGTAGATAAACATCCATCATTGACGCAAGCATAGACCCCTGACCGGCCAGAACTTTAGCATTTGGCGTGCTTGCACAAATAACAGGCTCGTCGGCGGTAGCTGTACCCGTGCTTAACATCTGACCAATAATCAACGTATTCTGATTTACGACAGCGGTATTAGCCTGAGAATTATCAACCTCAGCGTAAAATAAAGGCGTTCGTAAATTACTGGGAACGTTATTAAAAGGAATCATTTATTACCTCCTTTTTGTTTAACGTCAGATTTTTTATTTATTACAACAACATCTTTATCACGGACGCGACGTTGCCAGAAAGGGTCATTGTCTGCAACTTCCGCCCCTTCCTTTGGTAGTAAGGTGCGCTTAAACGGATCGCGAATCTCGCAACCTTCATTTGGTTTGACGAACATAGTTTAACCCTCAAACTTTATTTGGACCTGTGGTCGCGTAGTCCCATCAGGCATGGCTAAAGAAATATCTACCTCTTTTAGCTCATCAGAAACAACAGGGTAAAAATCATCAGGCCCCTGAAAATACTCAACAGAGACCAACATTAAAAGCTGACCTATATGACCTGCCCCGCTGGAATCAACGTCTATCCTTGATGAAACGGAGGAGTAACGCTGAATACGCCGGGTTAATTCATAACTATTAATCAATGATTTTTCTATTTGCTCCTGTAACTCCTCTAATTTAACCTCAGCATTCATCGCGCCATCTTCATTCGACTCCCCGTCAAACTCCTCAATCCTTGCCGTTATACGTAAGGTTGTGGTTGTATTGAATTTAGGGGCGTTTTTATCAATACCTTTTTTATCTTCGGAATGAGTCTGAATGAGAATTAACGGAAAAAGATCGCTACGGGTAGACCAGTCGCGAGGAGAGTAAACCCTCTCCTCTGCGTCCGTATTATCTTTTAACGCGAGAACAGCCAAATTTCTGACCTCAGTAGAGTTCATATTATTTGCTCACGTTTAGTATTAACTTTAACCCACCATGAGAATCTGGTTGAACATCAGATACAACATAAGTTGTTTTATCTGAATATATATACAAACGATCACCCTGTGCAGGTTCCGTCAAAAACGCACTAGCTCTCACACCAATAACAGGAGAGGTTGTATTTATTTCGGAGGAACCATCTAGTGTTTCAAATTCTTTTGAGTAAGGGCGATCAAATATCCCTTCCGTATCAAAAGCAACACCACGCTTAGGCCGATAATTTATAGGCTGACCAAATACTTTTTGCAGTGGGGCCAGTAGTTTTTCATCCCAATTAATCACGGGTTAACCCCCTGTGATGAACTCCACGCCACCGGCATCAGCCGTTATGGATAGACCAACTCTAGCTTTAACCTCAAGCTCCTGACGTACTACGGATAATTGTTTAACTAACCCAATTGCCGTCAGACGCTCTGCCGTTTTTAACGGGAGTTTCACTGTTTGTGAATGCAAGTATGGCTTACCGTTAAACTTCAACGTAGCTCCCGTAACCACCACAGCGATATAACCAGCGGGATCAGCATTAGCCGCAGGGTCAACGCCAGCAGCGGCATCAGCACTGGCCACAGGGTCAGGGTCAGGGTCAGCGCCAGCAACGGCATCGGCACCAGCCGCAGGGCCAGCGCCAGCAGCGGCATCTGCACCAGCAGCATCAGCATCAGCATCAGCACCGGCATCAGCACCGGCCGCAGGGTCAACGCCAGCGGCGGGACCAGCACTGGCCGTAAGGTCCTGGTCCAGTCCCAAATCTGGATCTAAAAAATCTCCCTCTTTGAGATCATTAATAGACCCGGCCGCAGCCGTTTTTTGCTCTTTTGTTTTTGGAGCCATCGCTATTCACCTCAGCTCTCATCAATAACCATTGCCGCCATACAGCCGTTAACCTGGCTTGGAATGACGATCGGCGCGGACTGCATCAACAGCTGACGTTGAGGCGGGTCAAATGGAACCCAAGTTTTTGGCGCATATGCCATCGGACCATAGTTAAACGAGTCATCCAGAATTGCACCAAATGCGCGAGTACCCTGCATTTGTGGCCCACTCATTAAGACCATGCCATCAGTAATCATTGGCATTTCAACGCCATTCAGGTCATCAATAAACCAGTCGTTATAAAGCCAGAGGTTATAGTTACCCCATGTACCTTTATGAATAGCACCCGGCATAATCTGTGCGCCTGGGTTAATGATATTTCCTGACGGGTTTTGAGCTGGAAGAATGATCGCGCTGTTTTTTAGCGTGGTATCTTTTTTAAACGCCGCCCATGATTTATTTGTAAATACAATATCTGTACAAACAACTCCTGATTTTTGTAAAACAGTCGCTTGCCATTCTTCGATACAATCACTTGGGATCGTATTTTCAGCGCCAGCCGCTACAACTAATGGCCAGGCACTCGAACCAGTCAGCGCCACGGTTAGAGCGGGGTCTCGCCCAAAATCGACTACCGTTGTCGGGAACCCTTCACCGGCAATCGTTACGCGGCCGGTTTGCAGCGCAGACGATGCCATCCATTCCAGACGGCGGTTTAACATGTCGATTTGATCAGCCATTTCAAACTGAATATTGAGCATGGCGCGCTCAGCAGCAGTAAACTCACCGCCAATACGCTCACCAATTTGGCGGCGAATCGGTTTACGTAAATCGGGAGCGCGTTTGTCTTTGATATAGGCCGGTTTAAATTTGTTGGTCTGGTAACGACGGCTTTCAACCATTTTCCCCTCAACGAGCGGGGAACAGAATGGAGCCATACGACGCAAGCCAACATCAACATCAATGGCAACCTCTTCCGTGTCAGACGTTACGACATTTGGAAAAAATCGGTCGAGTAAGAAATTTTGCGCAACTTTTAAATTCGGGACTACCTGAATTAAAGTCGCCGTGTCAAAAACAGTCATATCACTCACGATATATACCTTTTTAAATAATAGGATGCCGCCGCCAAATAAATTATTTAGCGGGTTAAATATTAATTAGCCGTATTTAAATTAGTCGTTTTTAACAACGTCCCGAATGAAAATACTTGAAGGGCGTAACGCTGGAGCGATAGTTTCAACCGTCCAGGAATCATCAATAATAATTCGATGGCCGTTAAACTCGCCCATCAGATAAACGCCGCCCTGTACATCACCAGCTGTTGCGTCAACATCATCAACCAAAATGGCGCTCGGAACTTCGCTACCATCCGTTGCCGATTTGACACTGAGTTGATAGCCACCGCTGACGGTCACGACACCCAGCACCGCACCGCGTTTAAGCACCTTGCCACCAGTAATGGTCACAGTATCGGTAACGAGCTGGAGCGGGCCGCTAACAAGCTGATCGGGTACGTAAACATCCTGAACAACTCCCGGACGCCACGGATTATTACCAATTTGATTAACTGTCATTTTTTATCACTCCCACCAGTTCGGTTATAAAGGCTCATCATTCTTTCGGCTGTAGAGTTACCTTTTTTACCGCCAGTAACTCCTACTTTTGGTTGCGGTTCGTTGGCCATACGATCCTGGAGCGTTTGGCGTTTAGGCTGACCCAGTTGAACAGCAGCCCCCATAACGGTTCGGCCGTTGGCTCGCATAACCCTGATCGCTTCATTCGCTGAAAGCTTCGTTGTAAATGCCAGTGTTGCCGCTAAATCTGGACGGCCAGCGGCATATTTACTACTGAAAATAGCCGCGCAACGTTGACGCTCGGCCTTACGGCCTTTCTTGACGTCTTTGTTTTCGTCCTCCTCAGCATCAGCATCATCGTCATCGTCATCGGCGTCAGCATCCGTATCGTCATCGTCTGCATCAGCGTCGTCGTCATCGTCGTCCGCGTCCGCGTCATCGTCGTTATCATTGGCCTTTTTGCCCTTCTTACCTTTTTTGGACGAATCGCCGTTATCACCGTCGTTATCATCATCGTCTACTGCATTTGTATCGTCATCGTCCTTATCATCATCGTCCGCTGCGCGATAGGCTTTGGCCGCTTTATTCAGACCCAGCAAATGGGCGAATGAAAACTTATTCATAGTTAATCCTTAATTAAGTTGAGAAAATCACGAAAAGCCGCATCAGGCGGCGTTACTACATCAGCCAGACCGAGGGAAACACCTTCGGCCGCCAGATAAACCGCCGCCTGTGTATTGCGCACGGTATCCGCTGAAATCCCCCGGTTACGGGCTACGGTATCGACGAATAAGGCCCCAATATCATCTATCTCAGCCTGGAGACCGTCACGGGCCTGATCGCTTAGCGGAATCATTGGGCTTGTCTCACCTTTACGATCACCAAAGGTCACGATGGTTACTTTCACCCCGTCTTTTTCCAGCTTTTGAGACCAATCGACATGCATCAAAATAACGCCAATCGAGCCCACACCACCGGTACGGGGGACGGAAATATGGTCCGCCGCGCTAGCTATGGCGTATGCGGCGGAATAAGCGGACTCAGATAAGATTGCGCGGATTGGCTTTGCCCCGCGCGCCGCGTAAATTTCGTCAGCAAGGTCAAAACAACCAGCCACCTCACCGCCAGGGGAATCTATATCCAGGCAAATCCCCTTAACCTCCGGGTCATTTATAGCCGTGATAAAGCTTTGCCGGATGCCGTCATAACCGGTCATCCCGGACCACGGCCGCAACGTCCCTAGCTTTTGGACTAACGTTCCCTGGACTGAGATGATCGCTATACCGTCAACAAGGTCATAGCCGGTATCAGCTTTCCGTCCTTTTCTGGTAAACGAATCATCATCATCGTCATACCAGGCTGACGCCCCATCAATGCGTGTAATCCCCAGACGCTCAGTTAATGCGGCTATAATCACTTCGGCTTTTTTGGGGTGGATAATGAGTG